TGAATTTGTGGGGGGTAACAAGCAATCAGATCACCGAAGGCAATCCGCTGCTGGTAAAACTGTTTTCGTGGGATCCGCTGATCGGGGTTATCCTGATAATTGTCGCAGTCGGATTGATCCTGATATTCATATCAAAGCAGAAATTCAAATGGCTTAAACCTGCTGCAATGGGTCTGCTATGGATAAAGATATTTGTAATGTTTTTACATATCGGGTGGATGGCATGACATAGATAAATTTGCCATAAGATTTATTAAAATAAAAGGAAAGGAATACCCCATGACTGACTTTAAAGTAACAGTGTCTTATAAGGACATTAATGGAAAGAGAAAAAAGGTAATATGCACAGATGAAGTTATTGTCATTTGGAATGAATCCACGGACAATGATTGTATAAAGACTATGAAAACGGTGGCAAATTGTTCAAACAATTTTTTATTCGGTGCAGCAGCAAGGGTAGCCAATTTGGCAAGCAAGCAGATAGACGCATGTGAAAAAATTCCAAAAGAAGTTGAACCCCATGACTGACATATTCCTTGCACTCGGAGAATTGCTGTTGTTTATAATGATCTTGTTTTTGTTTCATGAACGCCAGATACGCAGATGGACGGTAAGGGTCCGCAAATTCTATAATGATTTCAAGAAAGGACGCACTAAATGAAATTTTTGGATCTTTTTTCAGGTATTGGCGGTTTCAGATTAGGCCTTGAAATGGCAGGGCGATTTAAGCGTTTGGCAGTATAACTACACTACTGACAGGGCAAAAATAGAACACAGTTTGTTTTGTAAATCAGAAACTATATCAAAGGGGGAAAGAAGAATGAGCATACAAAGAGAATACGGAATGGAAGTTTTAAGATGTGACATCTGTGGCAATCCTGATGAGGGCATTAAGTTTGACATATGGGAAGAAGCGTTGTCGTACAAAAAAGAAAATGGGTGGAAGACAAAAAAAGAAGGCGGCGGCTGGATAGATATCTGTCCTGACTGTCAGGAATAAAGCATATTGATCCGCTGCGCAGGATTGATAAATAAAAAGAAAGTGTTAAATTATTTGTTTTTTTGATAGCGTGCAATAAAAAATTTAATATCTCGTATGGCGGGGCGCAGACCGCCAATAAAATGTTTGACAAATGAATTAAGTATAGTATAATAATTTACGGAGGGTTAAAAATGGAAAATCTATCTACAAGACTGCTTAATTATCGGCAGACTCATTTCAATGAAAAGAACAGATGTTTGTCACAGGTTCAGATGGTACAGAAGTTTAATAGGTTTGGCAGTATATCTCTTGAGACATACATCAAATGGGAGAGGGGTACAGGACAGCCAAATGCTGAAAACCTGCCTATAATCGAAAAGATACTGAATGAAAAATAAAAAAGGAGGGCTGAATCCATGAAAGATCCGGCGTTCCTTTTTTACTCATCAGACTTTTTAACTGGTACTATGACTATGAGTAATGAGCAGGTCGGTAAGTATATAAGGCTTCTTTGTTTACAGCATCAGAAGGGCTTTTTAACGAAAAAAGATATGTTATTCATATGTTCCGGTGATGATGAAGAAGTGTTTAGCAAATTCGCCACTTTTGATGATGGCAAATACTATAATATAAGATTGAAGTATGAAGCTGAAAAGCGAGATAAGTATACGGAGAGTAGGCGTTTGAATCGTATTTCAAAGGGTAAAAGTGGCAATCATATGAGTGAACATATGAATAATCATATGAGTGAACATATGGAAAATGAAAATATAAATGATAATATTATTGATTTTAAAGGTTTATATAAGTCAATAACAGAGTATCTAAATAGTAAGGCGGGTACGGCGTTTAGATTTTCATCACAAAAAACAAGGGATTTTATAAAAGCAAGATTGAACGAAAAATACACAGAGCAGGACTTTTTTACGGTTATTGACAAAAAATGTCTGGAGTGGTTAAATACTGATATGGCAAAATACTTGCGTCCTGAAACTTTATTTTCAAACAAGTTTGAAGGATACCTTAACCAGAAAATCATATCGGCAAAGAAAAACACAAAAGAAAAGCAATTTGAGGAAAGAGAATATAAGGACAGCGACATAGAAGACCTTTATTTTGATCCGCTGAAGGAGAAACAACTTGAAAAAAAACCTTGAACTGCACTTAATGATCGCTCCGTCCGTTATACTGTTTTTTGTGTTTTTATATATACCCATGATAGGACTGGTAATAGCTTTCAGAAAATACGATATAGTGTCAGGATTGTTTGGGTCTGAATGGGTAGGGTTTAAGTATTTCAAACAGTTTTTTGAGGATCCATATTTTTTCAGGATATTGCGAAACACCTTGCTGCTTAATTTGAATATGCTGATATTTGCGTTTCCGGCTCCGATAATTTTGGCCTTATTGATAAACGAGATTAGGAACAAGAGGTTTAAAAGCGTGTTTAAGTCAGTGTCTTACCTTCCGCATTTTGTTGCAACAGTGATAATAGTCGGGCTGATGATGGAAACAATGTCAAGCAAAGGGATGGTAAATCAGATTTTAGATTTGTTAGGGCTGGAGAAACAATTGTTTTTTAATGATGCCGGATGGTTCAGGGCGCTTTATGTCGGATCATCGGTCTGGGAAGGAACAGGATGGAGTTCGATAATTTACATTTCGGCGTTAGGGTCAATCAACACAGAACTATACGAATGTGCGTCCATCGAGGGGGCAACAAGGCTGCAGAAGATAAGACACATAACGATACCTTGCATCATGCCGACAATAGTTATCATGTTTATCTTGCAACTTGGATCGATGATGAGCGTAGGATTTGAAAAGATTTTTTTGATGTACAATCAGGGAACATACGAAACTGCGGACGTAATAGCAACGTATATATACAGACGAGGGATTTTAGGTATGGAATATTCTTATACGACAGCAGTCGGATTGTTTAATTCAGGAGTAAATTTTGCTTTATTGTTTGCGGCGAACTATCTTACAAAGAAGTCAGGAGAAACAGGGTTATGGTGAAAAAAGTTATTTTATATGCAGTTTTAATAATCCTGATGATAATCTGTTTATATCCGTTTTTGTATATAATCAATATTTCATTGTCTGATTCGCACGAGGTCACAAACGGAGCTGTTTACTTGATTCCGAAAGGTATTAACTTTAATGCGTTCAAGGTCATATTCAGGACTTCAACGATCTGGAGAGGGTATTTTAATTCGTTGTTGTATGTGACTGTAGGAACTGTTATGACGATATTCTTGTGTTCTTCTGCCGGATATGTTTTGAGCGTAAAAGATTATAAATACCGCAAGGTAATAATGGCTTATTTTGCCGTGACGATGTTCTTCAGCGGTGGCATTATCCCGACTTTTTTAGTCATAAGGAGTCTCGGACTGATAGACAGCATATGGGCGGTAACTATACCAGGGGCGTTGTCAGCATGGACGATCATTCTATTCAGGACAAACTTCAAGTACATCCCGAAAGACATCATAGATTCGGCAAGGATAGACGGAGCAGGACACTTCTGGATATACGCAAGGATAATAATGCCTCTTTCAAAATCTATCATAGCGACTCTGGGATTGTTTACGATAGTCGCATACTGGAATTCATACTTTCCTGCGCTTATGTATCTGACATCAGACTACAAGCAGCCGTTGATGATAATTTTACGCAAACTGGTTATAACGGACAATGTTCGAGGCGAAATGGAATCAATTATAGGGTCAGTGATAAAGGCTGACATGAACGGGATCGGGTTCAGCAGGTCGATAAAAATGGCGTCCATGCTGTTGTCATTAGGTCCTATAATTTTTATATATCCTATGATACAAAAATATTTTGAAAGGGGGGTACTTGTAGGGAGCATAAAGGAATAAAGGAGGGGAATATGTATAGGGTTAAAGAGATAAACGAAACCGAACATCTACTACTCGCAAAAAACGGATTGACAGTAAGTACCGGAATTGGAATGGGTGATAATGGCGGATATGAAACTGTATATTTGAGTTTATTATCAAAAGACGATGCATTATATGCAAAAGCAAAAGATGATTCAGTAAAAATTTACAGAATATCAGAGATACAACTGGAAAATGTTGAGGAATACAGGCAATATTTAAAGTTGCAAAAAAAATATGAAGGAGTGTAAGTAATGAAAAAGTTTTTAAGTATTATATTGGCAATGATGATGATACTGACATTATTTGCCGGATGTGAAAAGGAACCTGAATCAACAGACGGAACAACAGAGACGACAGAAAGAGAAACGATAGACTGGCTTATGAGGGACATAGGAACCATTGCAACATCGACAGACCTGAAGATAATCGACTATTTTGAGGATGTGGCGGATCTTAATATCAACATCATCAAGGTGCCTGTTGACGTGTATGCTGACAAACTGTCTATTATGATCGCAGGTGACACATTGCCGGACATAGTAAACGTTGGCAACCAGGACCTGTTTATCGAGGCTCTTACGCCTGATTACCAGATGATAAAAGACATATCGACAAAAGGTATGCTCGTGGCGTTATCGGACAACTATGACAAGCTGCCTAACTATAAGGCGTTTATCGACAAATATCCTGATTACGTTGGAGGCATAACATCATCTGACGGAAAAATCTATTTTGCGTCAACAGTCAGAGACTACAGCCCGACATCTTCACTCGGCGGGGTCATAAGGTCAGACATTGTTGAGTCTTTAGGTTACGATATGACATTCGAGTCATTTGATGAGCTGCTTGCCTGCCTGACGGCCATGAGAGAGACAACAGATGGACCTATATGGACAAACAGGTCAGGACTTTTAAATCTTAATCTTTTGAGTTATAGCTTCGGAACATCTTTGATGGACGTGCCATACTATGATCAGTACGCAGGGAAATTTGTCAATCCTGTTTCGACACAGAACTTTAAGGACGCTGTTATTTTTTTCAAGACTCTTGTTGAAAGAGACATCCTTACGCCTGAATGGGCAACTTATCCCGAACCTCAGTGGTATCAGGATTCTATGACCGGAGTATGTTTGTTCTGGGTGGACAATATGATGAACGTGCCGACCATGAACAACGGACTCGTTACAAACAGTTTAGAGGGTCAGTTTGAAGCGTTCGTGCCTCCTGTATACAACGATACGTTTTACGGATGGGCAGGAAAATCAAGATTCTCAACTACCGGATCGGTCATAAGCGCAAAGACAGAAAACCTTGAAGGTATACTGAAGCTGATGGACTGGTTTTACGACATGGACAACCACGATCTGTTGTACTGGGGCGTAGAAGGCGAGACTTGCATAGAATACAATGGCAAGCTGATGAACCCTGACACGACCACAAAAGCGTCAGAAGAATTCATGAACAAGATTCTTGCGTTCGGGTGCGGAGAAAATAGCAACTGGATGAAAGTGTTTACGGACGCAGAATACTATAACGACAGAGCATTTGACGGTGCAAGGAAATGGGCAACAGCGGGCAAGGTGTATGGAGACAATGTTTATACATATTCCGTACCGTCTGTCGTGATCGGAGAAGCTGACACAGAGACAATAAACAGCATGAAAACAGCACTTGATACTTATATTCAGGAGAGCGTTACGAACTTCATAAACGGCAAGACTTCGATGGATGAGTTTGATGCTTTCGTTGCGAAAGTATCAGAACTTGGAGCAGACCAGATTGTAGCGATCTATAACTCAGCGTTAGAGTAAAATATTGAGGGTGGGGAAACCTGCCCTCTTTTCTCTGGGAGGGGAAAATGTATATAAGAGTTCAAAGTGAAGAGAGTGGAATGGCAAGCATAGGATTTGTAAAAGCATATAGACTAATAGAGTTCAGCAACATCGGAAGCCTGAACGAATGGTTTGATGAAAACAGGGATATAGAAGTTGTGAAGTTAGAGATAAGGGAGATACATTCTATTATCCGGTACTATCTGCTTTATAAAAAGATTATTTGACATTATTTTGAATGGTATTATAATAAAAGCAGGGTGATGAGATATGGTTGAGACATTAAGACACAAAGAAGCGTTTGAATATTACTATGCTCTTGGAGAAAAGCGTAGTTTTAGGTTAGTACAAGGTGAATATAAGGTAAGCAATAAGACTATTGCATCTTGGGGCAAGGCTTTTAATTGGCAGGAAAGAATTCAACAAAGAGATATAGACGTTTCTAAAGGGCTTGAAAAGAAAACAAACAAAGAGATAATAAACGACAAAGCGAATTATGTCAGGATAATCAAAGAAGCCATGAGACAGTTTGAAGAGAACCTAAACAAAAAGAAAGTGCCTCTTGAAAGCACACAGGACATGGAGAGACTTACAAAACTGCATTTATTGCTGACGGGCGAAGCGACTGAACGTGAGGAAACTATGAATGTTACTATAAACGTAAAAGGCGTATAGAATGGGAATAGAGATCGGACTGGAGATAAACAAAGCATACCTGCCTTATCTGCAAGCAAGCACTCCAAGAACGCAGATATTCTTTGGTGGCTCTTCTTCAGGCAAGTCGATGTTTCTGGCTCAAAGGACTTTGATAGACGTAATAAACGGATCGTATAATTATTTGATAGTCAGAAAGGTTGCAAGAACTATCAGAGCATCGGTGTTTAATGAGATAGTCAAACTGATAAACGAACACGACTTAAACAAGATATTTAATATCAATAAATCTGATCTGGTAATCACTTGCAAGAACGGTTACCAGATTTTATTTGTCGGGCTTGATGATGTCGAGAAACTCAAGAGCATAACTCCGTTAAAGGGAGTAATCGGAACTATCTGGATAGAAGAAGCAACAGAAACAGCAGACGATGATATTAAACAGCTTCAGAAGAGGTTGAGAGGAATAAGCAAAACAAACAAAAGGATAGTAATGTCTTTCAATCCTATCTTGAAAAGCCATTGGCTGTATCAGGAGTATTTCAAGAACTGGAGCGACAGCGAAACGTCTTATAAAGACAATGAAGTGTCTATATTAAAAACGACTTACAAAGACAATGCGTTCTTGATGGAAGATGATATAAGGAACCTTGAAGACGAGACAGACAAATATTATTATGACGTTTACACTCTTGGCAACTGGGGAGTTTTAGGCAATCTGATATTCAAGAACTGGGAAGTAAAAGACCTGACGAAAGAAACGGTAATAGTCGGAGACAAAGAAGTCAGCATAATGAATACGTTTGACAATTACAAGAACGGTCAGGACTTCGGGTTTTCGTCTGATCCGGCTGCAACAGTAAGGACGCACTACGACAAGAAGAACAAGACTATCTACGTTATTGACGAACTGTACGAAAGGGAAATGACAAACGATGTCCTTGCAAAGAACCTTAAAACGATGATCGGGAACGAATACATTGTTTGCGATTCTGCTGAACCAAAGTCTATAACAGAATTG